TCGTTGAGTCTGTGACTCTCACTGTTGCCGCATCGAATGCGTCAACCCTGTACCAGCAGCAGGCTGCACCGCCTCCTGCACCTGCTGCCCCTGACGCAGGCTGGAACGTCGCACCGCAGGCACCTTCCCCTGCTGGCCCCCCTGCGGCGTTCCAGTCTGCTGTCGCACCTGCTTGCGCTCACGGTGCCCGTAACCCTGTGTCGAAGGTTGGGGCTAAGGGGCCGTGGAAGGCGTGGATGTGTAACGCACCCCAGGGTGGGGCCAAGTGTGACCCTGTGTGGATTAAGCGGGGCACACCTGAGTGGGACACGTTCCCAGCCTAAGGCATGAGGCGTCTTGACCGTGCAGTCGGACAACTGGACAGGGGCGGGGCTATCATCCCCGCCCCGTTCAAGTCTTTCTCCGACTATCAAATCACCATCCGCAGGGGTGAGGTGACAATGATTGCAGGCCCACCGGGTGCAGGCAAATCAACCCTCGCCCTATCTATCGCTGTCCTGTCAGGTGTACCCACATTGTATGCCAGCATGGACACGCATGAGGCCACGATGGCTCTACGTACCACAGCCATGCTGACAGGACTGTCACAGCATGAGGTGGAGAACAGGATCCAAGCTGACTCCAGTTGGGCTTCCGGCATTCTCTCCAAGCAGGCATCCCACATCTCATGGATGTTCGATGCCTCCCCATCGCTGTCTGACCTGGCTGACGAGGTTGCCCTGTACCGGGAAGTGCACGGTGACAACATGCGGCTGCTCGTGGTGGATAACGCGATTGACGTTCTGCATGAGCATGGTGACGAGTTCGGTTCCCTGCGTTCTTTGATGCGGGAGTTGAAGTGGTGGGCTCGTGACACAGGCGCTGCCGTACTTGTGCTACATCACACCTCGGAGCAGTATCAAGGCAACCCTTGCCCACCTAGGGCAGCACTACACGGTAAGATAGCGCAGATCCCGTCGCTTATCTGCACCCTCGCCTCACCGTCTGATGGTCTCATGGCTGTTGCCCCCGTGAAGAACAGGTATGGGCCTGCTGACCCGTCAGGTTCCACGGCTTTGTGGCTGGAGTATGACCCTGCCCGTATGCAGATCAAGGATATTAACCTGTGAACGACTGCAAGCATGAAGGTTGCGTGCGCCTGATGACGTTTGAAGGCGACGAGAACTGGGTGTGCTGTGACTGTGGGGTGGAGATTCATGGATGCCAGTAGCAGAGCCAAGTCGAACAAGCGTAAAGGTGCAGCGTTTGAGATAGACCTGGAGCAGTTCTTCAGGGAGAAGTTCCTGAACACGACACGCCTGGTGCGCCGGGGCAAGGACGACGAAGGTGACCTGCTCATCAGGGTGCATGACCTTGCCGTGATCCTTGAAGCCAAGAACGAGAAAGCCATAAACCTGTCGGGCTACATGGCTGAAGCCACCAGTGAGGCTATGCGTTGGGAAGCTAAGCATGTGCATGAACCCATGCCTGCTGATCTTGTGATCGGTGCCGCTGTCGTGAAGCGGCGAATGAATCATGTGTCCAAGTCTTATGTTGTAATGGAGGCCGATGACTTTGCCGCACTCCTCCTACACCTACAGAAGAGGTGACCTGTGGGCAGTGTTGAAACACTACGGATGGAAGACACCTTCCCCAAGGAACGGGTGGCAAACCATCTCCTGCGGTCTACACACGGATGTGAAACCGTCCTGCCGGGTGAACAACGACACAGGCGGGGTTGCCTGCATGTCATGCGGGTTCAAAGGCGACGTAGTTGGTTTAGTCAAGGAGATTGAAGGAGGTGACTGGCGTAATGCTTTCCGAATCGTTGAAACTGTCTCTAGCGGAAGCAGTGAAGAACTATCACGGGAGCGTGGACGAGGTAGCGGCGTATCTGGCAGCGCGAGGGATTACCAAGGCAGCAGCAGAGCAGCATCTTCTCGGGTACGTCACGGTAGATAATGTTGCTGTCGGGCATGAGCAGTTCATTGGTCGCATGTCCATCCCCTACATCACCCCCACAGGTGTGGTTGACGTTCGTTTCAGGGCAGTGACGGAGGAGCAGTCCCCGAAGTACCTGTCCCGTGCAGGGTCAGAACATATCTTGTATAACGTGATGGCTTTCCGGCAGGCATCAGACCATATCGCTATCTGCGAAGGTGAGATTGACTGCATCACAGCAGGCTTGTGCGGTATCCCCGCTGTCGCCCTGCAAGGAACCTCAGCGTGGAAGCCATTCTACGGCAGGGCTTTCCTTGACTATGAGCGTGTCCTCGTGCTGTGTGACGGGGACCAGCCAGGGAAAGAGTTAGGTAAGAAGATCGCTACCACCATAGACCAAGCAGTAGTGATCCACATGCCAGACGGCATGGATGTGAACAGCACCTTCCTCAGTGAAGGTGTCGAAGGAATACGTAGGAGGGCTGGTGTCTGAGATTGTTGGAAGAGGATTGGGAGCGGCTCACGTTCGCCTTACAGGGACTTGGGCTAGTGAAAATCCACCTAGACAAGCAGAAGGGATTCATCGGGGGCTACCTGCCGCCAGTCAAGGACTAGAACCATCCTTCCTCATCGCTGTCGCTCGCGTGTTCGATGAAGCAGAAGACATCATGGTTGGGCGTCACAGGGACTATGGACCGGGAAACATTGCCAACGGCTACCCCGACCCGCTCACTGCCCTGGTGGTCCGCATGGGTGACAAGATGGAACGCATCAAGAACCTGCTGTCATCAGACACACCCATCTACGGTGAGCGTCTACGTGACTCGTGGATGGATCTCGCCAACTATGGACTGATCGGAGTCATGTGCATTGATGGTGAATGGCCCGGTGTGAAGGCACGCAAGTGACCCTAGACGAGTCAGGGTTCCCTGACGTATCCGAAATGGTGGACCCGATAGTGAACGTCCACCTCGTGTCAGGTGCCGTCATCCAGATGGCACAAGTTTCTATCGTAGAAATAGCTAAACGCCTACACCACTACGGTTTCGTGTACCTGTCCGATGGTGAAGGCTCCTACGCCGTGTTCTTCGGGCACGGTGTCGCCGCACTCACAGTGCCCCTGGCGACCTAACGAGAGGGAAAGAGACATGCATCGTGCATGGATTATTTCAGACCTGCAAGTGCCCTACCATGACCGTAAAGCAGTTGATGCCGTGGCTCAAGCCATCAGTGACCTGAAAGGTCCGAACGATATCGTCCTCACTATTGGTGACGAGATGGACATGCAGACGATCTCCCGCTGGTCACAAGGCACAGCCCTTGAGTGGGAACGCAGCATCGGGAAAGACCGTGACGCCACCGTGCAGGTGCTGCGTGACCTTCAGGTGCAGCATGTCATCCGATCCAACCACACAGACCGTCTCTACAACCAGATCATGCGCCGACTCCCTGGCCTGCTCGGTCTACCTGAGATTGAACTACAGAACTTTCTGCGCTTGCCTGAGCTGGGCATCACATTCCATGAAGACGCTTTCCCATTCGCTTCCGGCTGGGTAGCCATGCACGGTGATGAAGCCGGTGTCTCCCAGATCGCAGGACAGACAGCACAAGGACTATCCAAGAAGGTTGGCCTGTCCGTTGCCTGCGGTCACACGCATAGGCTAGGGCTACAGCCCTACACGCAGTCCGTGAACGGGCGAGCAACCCGTGTCCTGTACGGGTTTGAAGTGGGCAACCTCATGGATATGCGGAAAGCCAAGTATGCAAAGACGCATAACTGGCAGCAGGGGTTCGGGCTCGTTTACATTGATGGTTCTCGTGTCACCCCATGCCCTGTACCCATTGAGAAGAAGTCTTTCATTGTAGAAGGAGAGCAGTATTCGTGGAGCTGACCGACCGTGAGTTGCAGATCATCACGCAGGGGGCCACGAACGCGCATAGAGCGCAGAGAGAGTTCATTCCGTTATCAGATCTGATCAATGAGGGTGTGCTGTGGGCTTTGGAGCATACCCGCAAGGTGGAGATGTGGCGGGAGAAAGGTAAGCACGGTGAGAATCTGCTGCGTTTCTCCGTGAAACAGATCTGCCTGTCCCACATCGCTAAAGAACGTCGCCGCGTCTACCATTTGGAGAAAGGCGACATCGCCTACTACACTCCAGCCATTGTGCGGGAAGTTCTACCTGACATTTTTGATATTGATGACTGGCTGTCAGGGTCCAGTAACGATCAGGAACGTGTGTCTGGTGCGTCCAGGCCCAGTGAGGGTAACACTAGGCTCGCTACTGTAATCGATGTGAAGTCAGGTTTCGATTCCCTCAGCGAAGATGATCAACTTCTACTTAGGGAACTGTATGAGGATGGTGGGGTAACCCATCAAGTGTTGGCTGCTACGTTTGATGTGAGTGAGAAGACGATTCAGCGTCGTGAGCAACGTGCTATTGAACGTCTTGTCGATAAACTTGGCGGTGAGTTGCCGTGGTGGAACGCGAAGGGTCGAAGCGCATGAGTTGGTGGGCGTGGCTATTCATCCCTGTGTTCAGTCTGTTTGGGTTGGCTGTGGGTTGGGTTGTGGGCACGATCTTGCTGTCGTTCAGGGATGATCCGATGGATATTTGGGAAGACTGGGAAGACTGAAGCGCATGATGTGCAGACCCCGCCCTGATTGAGCGGGGCCTCACACCAGAAACAATCAAGCACGAGGCATCCCAACGATAATGTCCGTGCCCCACACCCCAAGATCAGACTCGTTCTCAGTCACATCAAGGATCTCTGACCGCCAAATCACAGACAGAATACCCTCATCAAGCACAGTCGATGCAGGGATACGCAGCCGCTCAACCTCAGCAACCCAATCCTTCACATCCTGCACAGTCATATCAACCTTAGTCATGTACACACCCACGTGTGCATCAGACTCAACACTAGACATCACTAGCCTCCCTAATCTTCTCGGCAACAGCCCACAACTCATCCCGAACAACAGCATCAGGATGCGTAGTGGCCCACTGCATCAATGTATGCATTATCTTATCTCTCGTTTCCCGAACCCCAAGAGCATGGGCTTGCCTGCGGATCCGGTCATATTCAGGTTCAAGAATACTGTTCATCAATCTCCGTAGGGGCAATCAGATATGCGTGACACGAGGCGCAACGCACATCAAGGAAATAGAACGAAGGCTTGCCCTCTTCGAACTTCACCACTGCAGCGAACTGGTCACAGCCACACAAGCATGTGTGCGTAGGTCCAGCCCACCTGTAGTCAGGCCCATCTTCCCCTATCTCAGTGAACAAGGAAGACCAAGGCTTTTGATTCATAGTGGAGTGACAACCAAAGAGTCAGCTCCGATAGCGTGCTGGCATGAGCAGCCTTTACAGGCCGCATGCTTTTGGGCAGCCAGGTCAAGGAACGTTTGCCCCCCACCGGCCCTCCACGCCCTATTGTGTGCTGCGCCTTGAAGGCAGGGCTGACAGATCACGACGCTCTCCTATCCGTAATGGGAATAACAGG